GGTGAAAACGCTGGTACTTGGGGTTCAAAAACAAATACTAATTTAAATTTAGTTCAACAAGCTATTGCAGGATATGAAAGCATAAATGTTACTGCTGCAACTGTGGCATTAACTATGGCTGATGGTAGTATATCTCAAGCTAGAAATATGACTTTAGAGTTTTCAGGATCTCTAACAGATAATACAAATGTTACAGTTCCAGATAGTATAGAAAAGTTTTATATTATTAAAGACTCTACCACTCATGGATCAAGCACAATTACTTTTAAAACTGCAAGTGGCACAGGATTTGAATTAGATTCAGGTAAAATACATTTAGGTTTTACTGATGGCACTAATATGAACGAAATTGCTTTAGATACATTAGGAGGTGCTATAGGTACAGCACAAATAGCAAATAATGCTATTACAACAGCAAAAATAAGTGATAACCAAATCGTAACTGCAAAGATAAGTGACAATCAAATAGTTACAGCAAAAATTTTAGATAATGCCATTACTACACCTAAAATAAGTAATAATGCAATTACCTCTGATAAACTTTTAAGAAAATTTACAATCACAACTAATATCACTCCTGCTGGAGGTGCTGATGGAGATCTATGGTTTGTGTATAGTTAATGGAGTTTAAATGGCTGAAACTTATGTACACAATAGTAGCTCATTCAAAAATGCACAACAAATTTATGGAAACGTATCTGGTACGTTTAGAGAAGTAAACGCTGCTTATGCAAATGTAGGTGGGACTTTCAAATTAGTTTTTTCTGCTTTTCAAGCAACATCTTTTGTAACATTAACTTCAGGATCTGCTACATTCACAGTTCCAAGTAATGCTAATGCTTTACATATTCAATCAGCTGTTGGTGGAGGTGGTGGAGCTGCAGGAGGAGCCGATTATGATAAAGCAGGTGGTGAATCGGCTGGAGCAGGAGGGGGATCAGGTGCATACATTTCTGATAAAGTTTTTGCAGTAACTGCGGGTGACACACTTACTTACAATATAGGAACAGGTGGTGCTGCTGGTAATCAAACTGGTAATTTTAAACAACCAAGAATAGCATCTGCTGGTACTTCAACAACTTTGACAAGTGCAGCAGCAGGATCAATATTTACTCTAGGCGCAGGAGGTGGCTCTCAAGGAACTGGGGGTGGTGTGCAAGGTCCTTTAAGAACAAATACAAGAGGTGCAGCAGGAACAGCAACAGTTGGAACATCTCTTACATCAGGCACATTTAGAGATAGTGATGGAGTTACAAAAAATTTATCTACACTTACTGCAGGTCCAACAAGCACATTTAACGATTCTGGAAACGGAGCTCAAGGAGATTTATCTGGAAGTGGTAACTGTGGAGGGGATAATTGTAGAATAAGTGGATTTGATGGTGGAGATTCTTTTGACGGTAATGTTGCAGGTGGAACTGGCGGAAGCTCATCTGGTGCTGGAACTAACGGAGGCCAAGGAACTCGTGGATCCGGTGGAGGAGGTGGTGCAGCTCAAGTAAATGCAGGGTCAACTAACGGTGGTGTTGGTGGTGATGGTGAAATTGTATATAGATTTATAAAGGTATTGTAATGGCATTAACTAATGTAAAAATAATTCCAGGTTTTGATAAAACAGATACACCTTCAGGTGCTGAGGGTAAATGGATAGATGGTGACTTTGTAAGATTTAGATATGGTCAACCTGAGAAGATAGGTGGATTTACTGCTATCGGACAAAAAACATTATCAGGTCCTGCAAGAGCACAACATACCTTTACAGATTTAGAAGGTAGAAAATATGCAGCTATTGGTACATCAAAATTATTAGTAATTTATTATGGTGGTGCGTTTTATGATATAACACCAGTTGAGAGCACAATAACATCTGTTACTTTTACCAGCACAAACAATTCAACAACAGTTACAGTTAATAAATCATCTCATGGTTTAGTAGTAGGAGATTATTTTATATTTGATTCGGTAACATTACCTGGTGGGGGTGCCACTAGTTTTGTTGATACTGATTTTACAACAAATACTTTTGAGGTAATTACAGCTGCTACAAACTCATTTACTATCACTATGGCAGCAACGGAAACAGGCACAGGAATGACCGCAGCAGGAAGTGCATCTATAAAAAAGTATGTTGAAGTAGGCCCTATATTACAAACACCTGGTTATGGTTGGGGTACAGGTAATTGGGGTGGAACACAAGGAAATATTGCATGGGGTCAACAAACAACTTCTACAACTGTAATACTTGATCCTGGTAGTTGGTCTTTAGATAATTTTGGAGACATACTTACAGCAACAATAAGAAATGGTAGAACATTTACCTGGGACGCTAGTCAAGCTAGTCCATTACAACAAAGAGCTGTGCTTATGGCATCTGCTCCAACTAAATCTATACTTACATCTGTGTCAGATAGAGATAGACATTTTGTTCACTTTGGAACTGAAACTACAATTGGTAATGCACAAACTCAAGATCCAATGTTTATAAGATTCTCTGATCAAGAAAATTTTAATGCTTATACACCTTTATCAACAAATACTGCTGGAACATTTAGACTGGACACCGGAAACACAATAGTTACAGCTGTGTCTGGTAAAGATTACATATTAATATTAACAGATCAAGCAGCATACACTATGCAGTTTGTAGGCCCACCTTTTACATTTAGTATAAGACAAGTTGGTACAAACTGTGGATGTATAGGTCAACACGCTGCTGCTTATGCAGATGGTAAAGTATATTGGATGGGACTTGCTGGAGGCTTTTTTGTTTATGATGGTACAGTAAAACTATTACCGAGTCTTGTTGAAGATTTTGTTTTTCAAACAGATGGCGATAATCTTGGTGTAAATTATGTATCAAACCAAATAATTTATGCATCTCATAATTCATTGTACAATGAAATAGTTTGGTTTTATCCTAAAGGTACTCCAACAGGATCACCATCTACACAAATTGATAGATCAGTAACTTATAACTATGTTGAGAACACATGGTCTACAATGTCTTTAGCCAGAACAACTTACGCAGACTCAATTACATATGATAATCCACAAGCAACAGAGTATGCCTTAACAGGCACACCATCTTTTCCTACAATAAATGGTGTTACAAATACATTTGGTGCTACTACATATTATGCTCATGAAGAAGGCACTAATAAAATTGATTTAAATGGTGCTTCATCAGCGATTGTTGCATTTGTTCAATCAGGAGATTTTGATCTACCAATAGAAGGTGATGGTGAATTTTTACTACATGTTAGAAGATTTTTACCAGATTTTAAAAACTTGCAAGGTAATGCTGATGTAACTATTGGCACTAAAAATTTTCCTACGTCATCCCTTACAACATCAACATCATTCATAGTTACACCGACTACTAGTAAAGTAGACACAAGAATTAGAGGTAGACTAGCAAATATTAAAATACAATGTGATGCTGTAGATGAAACATGGAGATTTGGGACTTTTAGAGCTGATGTTGAACCTGATGGTAGAAGATAATGAATGAAACATTATTACAATCTTATATAGACGCTGATCCAAATATTCAAAACAAGTATACTTTTGAAGAGTTTGCATCTATGCAACCACAGGAAAACCAAATACCAGCATTACAAATACAACCTAATTTTAGTGGTGGTATATCTAATATTGCATCAGGGTTTGTACAAAGATTCAATCCTAGAACAGCATTTATGAACTTAATGGCTAATAAAACTTTAGGAAAAATTGGTAGCATGGCTATGGGTGTAGCACCTTTATTGATGGCAGGTATAGGTCAAGTATTTAAACCTGATCCAATGAAACAAGGTATAGCTGCTTATGTTGATCAAGTTTATGGAACAACGCCTACTGGACAAATATCAACAGGACCTATGCAAGGTTACAATGCATATTCTGCATTTGGTTCTCCTGGTGCTATTAATAGTGCTATAAAAAGAATTGGTACAATAGCAAAAGCTAGAAAAAAAAGAGAATCAAAAGCATTAGAGGAGAGACAAAAAGCTTTAGAAAATTATGTAAGTAATGTTCAAAAACAAATTACCATTAAAGGAGGTGGTATGGGTGCTAGTAGGTTGATTGAAAGAGGTAAACCTAATATGAATATACCTGACAGAAACCGTGGCAATCAAGGAGGTGGTGGTGATCATGATGGAGGTGCTTCAGCAGCAGCGCAATCTGATGCTGCAGCTGGAATGGGAGGATACTAATGGCTAAAATTACAACATACATCCCTGAACCTAAACCAAATTATGAAGAGGAAAATCAAAGACAAATAATACAATCTTTAGATACTTTTAAAATACAATTAAATACTTCTTATCAAGAAGATTTAAAAAATGAAC